CTAGACGGTGGGATAGACCACAAAAATGGCCAAAAAATTTCAGATCTGAGAAAAGTAAATCAATATCATTCTTAGAAATGGCACAACAAAATAGCACACTGACTACAAACCTAACTAATTTAGGTCAGTCAAATGGTTCCGGAGATAAGAGGGCACTATACCTTAAATTGTTTTCCGGGGAAATGTTCAAAGGCTTCCAAAGGAACACGATAGCACGTGACCTAGTTATGAAGAGAACACTTCAGAACGGTAAGTCAATCCAGTTTATCTACACTGGTAGAACAACAGCCGAGTATCACACACCCGGCAACAGCATACTAGGTAACTCCGATGGAGCACCTCCAGTAGCTGAAAAGACAGTGACTGTTGACGATCTATTGATCTCCAGTGCATTTGTCTACGAGCTCGATGAGACACTTTCTCACTACGATCTACGTGGTGAAATCTCTCGTAAGATTGGCTATGCACTAGCTGAGAAGTACGACAGAAAGATCTTCAGAGCAATCACAAAAGCTGCACGTACTGCACACCCAATCACAAAGTCTAACTTTGTAGAGCCCGGTGGAACACAGATCCGTGTAGGTACAAACGCACAAGCTTCTGACGCTTACAACTCAAGCTTCCTAATCAACGCTTTCTATGATGCAGCTGCTGCACTAGACGAGAAGGGAGTTTCTGGTGAAGGTAGAGTAGCTGTGTTAAACCCAAGACAGTACTACGAACTTATCCAGAACGTAGAAACAAACGGCTTAATCAACCGTAACGAGAGAGGAGATGCTATCCAGTCAGGAAACGGCATCATTGAAATAGCTGGTATCACCATCTACAAATCAATGAACATTCCTTTCTTCGGTAAGTTTGGTACTAATCTAGGTGGTTCTGCATCAGCAACAAACCCCGGCGTAGCTGCACCTACAAACACAGGTGACTTCGTTGGAGAAGCTATAGCAGACGAAAGAGCTGGCACATCTGCAACAAAGACTGTTAACACATACGGTAACAGTGACAACTTTAATAACAGCTGTGGCCTAATCTTCCAGAAAGAAGCTGCTGCTTGTGTAGAGGCAATCGGCCCACAAGTACAGGTAACTTCTGGAGACATCTCAGTTGTATATCAGGGTGACGTAATTCTAGGTAGACTCGCAATGGGAGCTGATTCATTGAATCCAGCTGCTGCTGTTGAGCTTATTGCTGGAGCTGCGGTATCTAACTCTACAACAACTTTTGAGTAATTTATACGGGAGCTTCGGCTCCCCCTTTTTTCTTATGGCAACCACAACTATTGACATCGATACCGAACTATCCGCAGTGAACAGTATACTGGGGGCTATCGGACAAGCACCTCTAACAACTCTTAACTTTGATAACCCAGAGGTGTCATTTATATTTAACCTACTCCGTGATGCTAACGTAGACACGCAGGCAGAGGGGTGGCATTTTAACACAGAAAAGCATGTAAAGTTTACAAGAGATAATAATGGCAAGATTGCTATTGGTGATGACATATTGTCGATGGATTTACATGATAACCAAGCTCGTCGTACATTTAACCTCGTACGTCGTAACGGATTCTTATATGACAAGCAAGATCATACAGACGTATTTACAGTTGACTTAGATCTAGATATTGTCAGGCTATACAACTTTGAAGATTTACCTATTGTCTTCAGAAGATTTATAACATACAGAGCATCTAGGCAGGCAGCTACACAGCTAGTCGCAAACCCAGCTTTGGTAAGACTACTTGGTGTACAAGAGGGTCAAGCAAGAGCAGCTCTCATGGAGTATGAGTGCAATCAGGGCGATCATAGTATGTTTGGATTTGAAGATGATACTGCATATCAAACCTATCAACCTTGGAGAAACCTTAGAAGATAATGGCAGGCATAACACAAACTATCCCTCAATACTCAGCAGGCATATCAGAGCAGCCAGACCACTTAAAATTTCCGGGTCAGGTAACAGATGTAGTCAACGCTATACCAGACGTTACCAAAGGTCTGTTCAAGAGGCCGGGTAGTAAGCGAATCGGAACTGATGCTCTATCTAGTGTACAGAGTGGTGGTTCGTGGTTCCATTACTTTCGTGACGAGACAGAAGGATCTTATATAGGACAAGTAGCAGCAGATGGTCAGGTCAGAGTGTGGCGTTGTACAGACGGACAGCTGATGACCACCAGCTACACACATGATGGTGTGAATCACCAGTCAACAGTACAAAACTATTTAGCAACAAGTGAACCAGAAAACCTCCAGTTCCTCACAATTAACGATACCACCTTTGTTAATAGTCGTGATACTACTAATGCTAACACTCTCGTTGGGACAACGGGAACTACAGATGCTACACCAGATGCTCACTTCGCTTTCATAGAACTACTACGTACAGAAAACGGTAGGCAGTATGGACTTAACTTCTACAATGATGCTACTGTTCAAACACTTACAAGAGCTACACGTATCAAGATACAGAGTGATACACTTGATGAGACTGATGGCTCGGGAGACTGTCCGGGTATAGGTACAGAAGTATTTAGTATTGACTCTGGTAATAAAACAAACTTAATATTTAGACTCAATACTTTGGGGCAACAAGGTGTTAGCCCTAACTACAATGCTAGTCAGAATGGCCCCGGTGGTAATAACTACAGATGTAGCTACAACAGAGAGGTTGTTCTACTACATGGTGGTGAAGGTTGGACTACAGGTGATACAACAACCGTAACTATGGAGGGCTTTAACTATACTATACGTGTAGAAGATCACGAAACTACTTCAGTAAATGCTAATCTCAAGCTAGTCAGACCTGAGCCTACACCATTTGATGCTGACACAGCCGTTACAGCTGATACTATATTAGCTGGTATGAAGACTGAGATTGATACTATATCAGGTCTGAGTGCTAAGATTATAGGTACAGGTATATACATATCTAGTGCTAATAATTTTAACGTGACAGTTGTAGAAGAAGATCTCATGCGTGTCATGCAGAGTTCAGTAAATGATGTTACCAACTTACCTAACCAGTGTAAGCATGGATATATTGTAAAAATATCTAACTCTCGTATGGCAGAAGAAGATGACTACTACCTACGATTTGATGGAGAGAATGACAGAGATGGATCTGGCTCATGGTCAGAGTGTGCAAAGCCGGGTATAGCTAAGTCCCTGACTAACATGCCACTTGTCATACAGCGTACAGCTACGACTACATTTACTGTTAGACCATTTACATACAGAGATAGGGATGTCGGTGATGATACTACCAACCCTATGCCATCGTTTGTAGGTGGACGTATAAACAAAGTATTGTTTTTCCGTAATAGATTAGCACTGCTGTCAGGTGAGAATGTAGTATTATGTAGACCGGGTACGTTAGGTATACCAGATTTCTTTGTAGAATCTGCTTTGACTGTCGGTGCGGCAGACCCTATTGATATATCTGCTGCCTCTATGTTCCCATCCGAGTTGTTTGATGGTATAGAAATCAACACAGGTTTACTTGTATTTAGCACAAACCAACAGTTTCTACTATCATCTGACGATACAGTTCTAAACCCAGACACAGCTAAACTACGTAGCGTGTCTACATTTAATTATAATAAAGATATACCTCCTATATCTCTAGGTACTACAGTTGCCTATGTAGATAACTCAAACAAGTTTAGTCGATTCAATGAAATGGCTAACACACGTAGAGAAGGAGAACCAAATGTAGTAGAAGTAAGTAAAATAGTTCCTACATTATTACCAAAAGATATAGACCTCTTAACTAACTCAAGAGAAAATGCTATAATATTATTAGGTAAAACAAACTCAGATACCGTCTTTGGATACAAGTATCTAAATGTCGGAGAAAAAAGACAACAGGCTGCATGGTTTAAATGGAAGCTCAACAATCCTTTGATATATCATTTTATCATAGACGATGAGTATTTCTTTTTAGATAGTGACTACTACCTACAAAGCATCAAACTTATACAGGCTGATAATGACCCTAGCATAACACAAGATGATGTCGACTTCTTATTACATGTGGATAATCATACTACTGTTAGCGGCGGCAGCTTTAACTCAACTACGAATATAACTACCTTTACCGGTGTCAGTTGGTTGAATACAGTTACCACACCTAATCACGATTTAGTAGTGATTGACACAAACACCAGTGCGTCACGAGTTGGACGTTACGCAAAAGCTACGGTATCAGGCACAAGCTTTACTTTACCGGGTAACTGGTCAGGTGTAACACTTACAATAGGTTACATATATCCATACCAAGTTAAGTTTCCTAGATTCTATCCACAGAAACAAGCAGAGCAGCAAGTTGTATCAGATACAAACTCTTCTTTGGTTGTACACAGAGTCAAGTTTCACTTTGGAAAGATAGGTCTATACGAAACAAAATTAGAACGTGTAGGTAAACCAGACTACACAGAAGTATATGAGTCTACCGAACTTGATGAGTATGACGCATCTGATGCACCATATCTTGCAGAGTTTATCAAGACTGTACCAGTATACGAAAGAAATACAAACGTCGAAATAACGTTAACATCAAACCATCCCGCCCCAGCTACGCTTAGATCGTTGTCTTGGGAAGGTGACGCTAATCAAAAATATTACAGACGTGTCTAATTACATTCACCCAATCAC